GTTAATCCTGTTGGTCCAGTGGAACCTGTGTTACCCGTGCTTCCTGTGTTACCAGTGTTACCAGTTGCGCCCGTATTACCAACAGCACCCGTAGGGCCAGATGGTCCTGTAGGACCCGCACCTGTATTACCAGTGCTTCCAGTATTGCCAATTGCACCAGTTGGCCCTGTAGGGCCAGTAACGGTGCTTGCAGCACCCGTGTTACCAGTAGCGCCAGTTACTCCGATAGCGCCTACTGCGCCATCTAGGTTAACTGTCCAAGATGTAAATGTTCCGATACCAATAGTCTTAGTTACAACAAGGGTTAATGAACCTGTGCCTGATGTATAAGAACTGACATCGCCTACAAAATAAGCAGATGTTGAATTGGCTACAATGACAGATTGTTGTAGTGAATAAGATAAACCTGTAGCAATTGTAATAGTTACCGAACCTGTAGCAGGAAGGGTAACGGAAGTTGAAGAAGTTGTTTGGTATTGATCGCCGATTGGACCTTGCGGACCTGTGTTACCAGTATTACCTGTACTGCCCGTGTTACCTGTATTTCCAGTTGACCCAGTGTTACCAGTTAAGCCCGTAGGTCCTGTAGGACCTGTAACTCCTGTTGCGCCAGTATTGCCTTGAGAGCCTGTATTACCAATGGCACCTGTGGAACCAGTTGGCCCAGTGTTTCCCTGACTTCCTGTGTTACCTGTACTACCAGTGTTACCAACAGCGCCTGTCGGCCCTGTATTTCCAGTTATTCCAGTTGACCCTGTGGATCCAGTAGACCCTGTAGATCCTGTAGTACCCGTTGAGCCAGTAGTTCCCGTGGATCCTGTCGTTCCAGTGACACCAGTGGATCCTGTGTTACCTTGACTTCCAGTAGATCCAGTTTGGCCTGTGCTTCCCGTAGTGCCAGTTGAACCTGTTGTTCCAATGTTTCCAGTAGATCCTGTGGATCCTGTTGGTCCTGCGATGGTTGAGTTTGCACCTGTTGCACCTGTGCTTCCTGTGCTGCCCGTGGCACCCGTTGTGCCAGCGTAGCCTTGATAGCCTATTGGGCCTTGTGGGCCTATAGGTCCTAATTCTAAAGTTATAAGTTGAGTTGTCGCAATGTCATAGACGTATGTTGTAGTTGGAATTTCTACAACAGAAATGCTATCTGGTGTAACTGTCATTAGTGGACTACCGCCGCAACTACTGTAAAGTTACCAGTCAAAATTGCATATGTAACGCTAGCATCAATATCGGTAATGTTAAGTTGATATTGGTATGTGCCAGGGGTTAGGGCTGCTGTATCTGTAGCTGAAAGATGTAGGTTAATCCGACCATAGGCAGAGTCAATTGTAATCTTGCCATTGGCTGTAGATAGTTCTGTAATTATGGCTGTGTCTGTAGCATAGCGCACTTGCATATCTGCGCTGTAGTTACTCAAGACTACGGCTACTCCGCCGATTTTCCAGACTGGCTTAAGGTCAAAAGTAGTGCCTTGAATTACTGAGATATTGTATCTACCTGGATTCATGCTACTCCCTTAAACAGTTGTAATGTTTGCGCCGTAACCACCGTTAACAAGAATGGTTCTTTCAGCATCAGTTATAAAATATTCATGTCCACCTAGATAACAATAATCTGCTGTTATCGTCTCATCTACGCCAGGTGTACGTTCGCTATAGATGGTTGTGCCGTATACTAAAATCGTGTTAGCACGTGCGATTCTGTAACGCCAAAACAAGCGGGTAAAGCCTGCTGGTCCTTCTTCCACTGTAGGTGGTTTGAACAGATATGCCATGCTTCTCCTTGTTAGAGATAAAGGCGGGAGTGGGGCCATAATTTCAGGCCGTGCTTAACCCCGCCCTTATCAGTTACTTAATTGTTACGCTGTGTGAATTGAAGAAGTTGATTCAATACGAACCAACGACGCATCACGGTAGCGCTTCCAGCCAAGTACGCCGTACCATCCGATTGGACGGAAACGCATTAACTTGTCAACAATTGGTCCGAAGATAACGTGTGGTTCTTCGGCAACTGCTTCTGCAAGTGCTTGCTTTCCAGCAACAAGTGTACGGAATACACGTACGCCGCCAGTAGCGTTAACATAAGATGAGGTACCGAAAGTACCTGATGCTGAACCAGCACCTGTACCGTCAGCAGCGTTGAATAAACGAGGTGATTCAACGAACATTGCGCCTTCATAAGTTCCGATGGTGCCAGGCCAGAATTCAGCTGCTCCAGTTTCGGAATACTTATGGTCATCACGCCATCCACCTGAACCAGTCTCAGCACGAAGATCGTGTGAAACTTCTGGGTGAATACCGCACCAGTAGTACTCGCCTTGGCGAGGTACTGCTTTGTTAGCGCGTAGCTTTGCAACAGCCAAACGGATGTCGCGTGACTTGATTACGTCAGTTGAAAGGATTGACTTGTTTGTTGTACCGTTGGTGTATGTACCAGCATAAGTTGAAACGGCAGAACCGTTAACTTCTGCGATAGCGTTTACGCCACCGACAAGCTCAGCAAGTGCAACCTGGTCAAGTGAGTCAGCCATGTTGAAGGCGATGATGTCTGCAATTGCAGGATCAACGTCTGAGAGTGAGAACAACTCCAACTTGCGAGTAGCAAGTGAAGCGTTACCATATTCGTTCAGAGAAACTGAAACAGTTGTGGTGTTGCCAAGGGCTACAGCATCTGGATCAACTGACTCTGAAAGTGTGGAAGTAGCAGCTGCTAGATCTGTGTAGATCTGGAAAGCTACTGATGAACCAGGCATAGCCTGTTGTACTGGGCGCTTATCTGCGACATCGCGGATAAGAGGAACAGCACGGAGAGCGAATTCAACATATCGGTCATACGCGGTCTGGACGAGGGATGTTCCCAAGGATCCAGAGGTAGAATCTGTATATGCGTTGCTCATGTGTCACCTTCTTTCTTTAAGGTTTGTGCGGATGGGGGGATTTTCTATCTGCGTCGTTGAGTTGGCGCACCCGTGATTGCATTTAACTCATCTATAGTTTTTGCCCCAGCGAGTTTTGACATTAAGTCAGCATCTCTTGTTGGGGTGCTTGCATTTTGGGTAGCGGCATTGATCCGTTGATAGGATGCCTGATTGCTTTTTTCTTCTTCGCTGATAGGAACAGCATCGGAGCCTGTCTTTTGAAAGCCGAAAACATCGGCATTTTCTGTAAGCCATGCGTCAATCTGCTCTGGCGTTGTAACGTCGCCAGGAATAAACTTGGCGACTTTATCAGGTACGCCTTTTTGTGCCAATACATCTTTGACGGAGCGACTGCGAAGATCAGATTGAATACTTGCTAATTGCTCGGATAGTTCTTTCTTTTCTTTCTCTGCACGCTTTAGAGCTTTACGGAGATTTGCAGGACCATCAGATTGTGCCTGATCGTCTGTGTATACATCATCTTCGTCTTCTTCATATTGGTTTGCCATGTGGCACTCCCTTTCGTTAGTTGAGTCGCAGGCCGCAAGTCATCCCAGGGGAAGGATGTTTGGCTCCCACTTCCAGTCTTAATACACGTCATCCATGCTGGTGGGTGGTGACGGAACTTAGTTTGTTACTGAACGCCTTGTTGGTTTGCTACTCCAAGAGATTGACCTTGTGTGCTAGCACCTGCAGAACCACCAAATTGAGATACTTCCTGTGTTTGTAGACGTTTTAATCTGGCTTCTGCTTGGGCTGGTGTTTCTCCAGGAACGGAAGTACCAAATTGTTGATTAGCTAAAGATTGTCCAACAGTGCCAGCATCACCATATCCTTGGTAACGAGCAGCAAGTGATTGTGTACCAGGTAATTGATTAGCAATAGTTCCAAAGCCTTGCGCTGCCTGAGCTTGAGTTATACCCTGTGCCGCTAACTGCATAGAGTAAGCATCAGTTGCTGCTAAGCCTTGACGTGAAGCCTCAGCACCAATTTGTGATGCCGCAACTTTCTGTTGAATGATAGGTGTAGCAGTTTGTGGATCAAGAATATGTAGCAACATATCACCACGGGTTAAACCAAAACGTTGTTGTAGTTGTTGAAGTACAAGTGGATCTTCTGTATTAAGTGCCATACTAGCAGCATCAATACGAGCCTGTGTTTCCAAAGGTGAAGTTACATTTCCAATAATCTTTCCAATATAATCATTAGTTATTGTTGCTGCTGGAAGTCCAGAGCGTAACATTAAAGATTTATATGAATTTTCTGTGGCAATATATGTAGCTGTATCCAATGGTGTAAGGCCAGCAGCCTCACGTACTACGTTGCCAGAAAAACGAGTATTCCAAGCATTTGCTAAAGCTACTACGCTTGGGTCGGATGATTTGGCAGCATTTGGATCTTGAATTAAAGATTGAATAGTTTGAGCGTCATAGTTCTTTTGAATAAGACCCATAATTGCATTACTAACTGCACCATTTGCAGTATCAATACCATACCCAGCTAATACTGATGTTAAAAGTGTTAAAGCGTTTTGACCCGCTGGAGTAGATAATGCGGCAGGTGCCGCTTCGGTAACTTTACTTCCATCATCATAATATGTTGTTGTACTGCCATCGGCGTTGCGAATAACAGTTGATACTTTTTTACCACCAGCAGGACCAGTTGGTCCAGTATTGGTAGGAGGAATAAAAGGAATAACGCCATTATTATCTGGAAGTTTGCTATCTTTGCCACCACCACCACCACCGTTACCGTCACTAGGTCCACTAACAACTGGAGTAGTAGAAGCAACTGGAACCGTTGATGTAGCAGTTGTATTTAGAGCATTACCATATTGTGGATTATAAGCAGTACCTGGGGCGTAAGAAGTTGCAATTTTTGGTGCATCTGGCATATTGTAATCAGATGGATTGTATATTGCCATGAATTAAACCACCATTCCAAAACTGCGAAGTAGTTGATTTGCAGTATCCATCATGCTATTACGAGCATTGCCAGTTTGTAACCATTCAGGACGTTGCTTAACTTGAGTTGCAAACTGGTCAAGACTCATTGGGTTTGTGCCATCTCCTTGAAGTGCTTTTGTAACAAGCGCTCCATAACCAGTAGTAGAACCAAGATCAACTGCTGTTGGATCTATGTTTTCAAGTAAATTACTTAATGCTGAGGTATAAGGATTAGCTAACGCTGCAACAGTTTGACCTTTATCAATTCTATCAGCAAATGGTTTATAAATTGCTTTGGCTTGTTGTTTAATATATTCCTGCTCTGCGGTTAAATCGCTAGTACCGCCAGCAATTGCTTGTGCAGCATTTTGAAAATAATCACTACCATCTGCAACTGGCTTGCCATTGCTTGATCTTAAATACAGGCTAGCTACGCCCATACTAGAGGCATATGTTTTAAGATCATTAACAGTTTTACCAATAAAACCTTCAAGAGTGCCACCTGCATTTTTAGCAATGTTAGCATGATTGGCTACATAGTTTTGAATTGTAGTTGCATCCGCTGGTTTATTGTAATGTTGAGTTAAAAAGAACGCAACTGGGTTAGACATATCTACAGTTTTAGAAAATTGAGACGCTTGATCTGGTGTAATAGCAGCACCAAATACGCTTGGATCTACACCAATTGATCTAGCCACATTTTGAAATTGTAGCAATAATTGATTGTATTGATCGGTAAAAGAACCAGAATCACTTACGCGGGCAACTTCATAATCACGACGTGGGGCTAAAGTGCTATTAAACCAATTAGATTTTTTGTAAGCAATATCCCATTCGCTTTGTGTCATAGGCTGTGCTGATGTCATAGCCTTTGTAAACAAATCACCAAGTTCTGGAACAGATAAAATTAAAGCTGCAGTTGAGCCATACTTATTAACAAAGTCCTGTTTCATCTCATCTGGAGTCATAGGAGCAGTTGTCTTTGTTGAAGTTCCAGGCAATACTGGAATAAATGATCCAGCAGATGTTGTAGTACCTTGGTTACTAGTACCAGTTCCTTGAGAAATTTGTTTACCAGTAGGAGTAGCAGGAGCATTAATACCTGCAATAGTTCCTGTAGCAACTTGTCCTGTTTGACCAGTAGTAGTAGTAGGTACTGGAGCAACTGTTCCACCAACGGCTACTTTTTGAGGACCAGCCTCTGGTTTTGAAGGATCAACGTAGGTAGTGCCTTCTGGTAATTTACCAGTAGCATCAATATTTACATCACCTTGGACTGCGCCTGATTTAACATAAGCACCTTGAATCGCATCAACGGTTGATTTGTAGGTTTTAGCAGCACGTTCAAAATCTTGCTTTTGTTGTGGTGTTGCACCACCACGAGAAATAATTTCGGCTTGTACCTTAAGATCATTATATTCTGTTTCAGCAGTTTGTTGTAGCGTCTGGGCATAATTAAAACTTGCTGTTTGTGCATCAGTAATTTTGCTATCAGGCGGTACAATAGAAGGTCTTTTGCTTTTTGTTGTAGCTTCTTTTGGCTGTATAAGTGGCATGACTTGACCATTTTTAACATAACCAACAAGCGCACCATCGGCACCATAAACAGCATTAACAAAACCAGAAGGAAGTCTTTTATCTATTCCAAAAACATTTATTACTTGATCTGACCATTGACCTTTACCAAGTTTAGCCTTAGCGCTAGAAACTTTACTAGCAGTATCTTTAGCAGCACCAGCGGCTTCTGCTTGTTTAATAAGGGCATTAATATCTAACGCATCAGCCACTGTATGCTCCCTTAAATTCGTTGTTAGCTTTTACTATTCCATCCATAAAACCAGTTGCGGCTTGATATTGCCTAGCATCCGCAGTACCTTCAATAAGACTTTGTACGAGTCCTTGAACATTTACCCCTTGAGTCAACTGAGTGCCAGTTACAGTTCCACGCTTGCCAGATTGTTGATAAGTAGTTTCACCAGTATATCTTCCAGGATATTCTTTTTCAGCTGCCAAGATCTGTGCGCCAATTGATTTAACCAATTCTGGTGATGCGTATTTACCAGTTAATTTTTGTGACATAGCATTAACGGTAGAATAAATATCTGGCGCAGAAGTTTGATCTAAATAAGTAGTTGAGGTAGTAGTTGGAATAGCATATTGATTACTATTGCCACTTTGTAATGATCCTAAAAATGCAGCAACTAATGGGTTATTTGTATCCAGTTTAACTGGTGGAGTTTGAACTACAGGTTTTTGTCCTTTGCCAGCCATTATGCTACTCTCCTAAATACGCCATCAATAACATTTGATAAATTTGGATCTTGTTGTTTTTGAGCATCAAGAAGTGCATTCCAAGCATCTATCATGTTATATCCAGCAGCGGTTAATTTACCACCTTGTTTTGTTTCTTGTTGTAATGCTGCATGATAATATTCGTAAAGACCTAATAATTGAGATATTCCAGTACCTTGTGCTGATGTACCTAATTTACCCAATTCTTGAATTTTTTGTAAATCTTTAAGTGCATTTTGGGCATCTAAAGGTTTTGTAGGATCCTTATAACTGTTATACCAGATAGGGTTACTTAGACCATATGTTGTACTTACAGATTTCCATGCTTGTGATAATTGACTAATTTGTGAAATGTTATTAGTTTTTTTAGCATCTGTAAGCATGGATTGATAAGCAGTAAATATTGGGTTTAGATCTACCCATCCTTTTTGAATGTATACAGAATCCATAAACTCTTGTGGAGTTTGCTTAGAACGCAATTCCATTGTTAATAATTTATTTTCAATCTGTTGAATATCTCCACCTTGGGTATTTTGCGGTATTAAATACGCAGCCCCACTTGGGTTAGATTTCATAATATCTTGATGGTTATTTAACCAATTCATAGTTGAATTTGAAATAGGTACTGATGCGCCGTTTTCTTTAGTTTTAGTAAAACCAACCGTATAAGAAATTGCTTGATTACCATGTTCAGCAAGGAACGCATCTTTTGCTGTAGCAAAAGCATTAAGGTTACCTTTAGCAATTTCCGCGGCTACTCTATCTTGGAATTCAGAACGAAGTGATTTAAGTTCTTTATTAAAATCTAAGCTTTGTACACTTGGAGCCAATGGCAAGAAAAATGAAAACATGCCTTGAATAAACAAGTTAGTCTTAGCATTAGCTTCTATCTTGTCTATAATCTGTTGTTGTTGAGCAGGTGGCAGATTAGGAAAATTGTCATCAATTAAGCCATGAAAATGCGCTGCAGCCATTGCGTTTAATGTTGCATTATGAACTGCATTTTCACGTTGATCGCCTAATAATGAATTAAAAATATCTCTAACACCAGAGTTGGGAATAATAGTATCTAACCAGTTATTAGCTGGGTAACCACCTGTGGCGATATTAGAAGCCTTTTCCATCCAAGGAAAACGTTTGCCCATATCTGTCAAAACAATATTTGCTACTGGGTTAGTTCCAGGAATCTTAAGTTCTGGAAGTACAGTCATCAAAGATGACATATTTCCAGTAACAGATGTTGGCATACCAGAGTATTGGTTAAGTCCTAATGCGCCCGCAGCACGGGCCATTGCGTTACCCCACTCACCAATTAATGGATAAACAATATATTTGTTTCCAGTTGCATCTTGATGAACGAAACCTGGGTTATTTATACCATGTTTAATAATTTGAAAATCACGGAATGTCTTTAACAAACGTCCATCTTGAAAAGCAAGACGGCCTACACGTTTCATGGCTTGTTCTTGAGCAAAATAAAACGGCATAATATTACGGCTCATAGTTGCCCATTGGGAACGTAGCGCAGGGTTGTGGATCATAGGCACCATTGCTAAGGTGGCTTTTTGCCCAGCAATACGAAGCGCGGTGTCTTCATCTATGCCTGCATCAAGCATTGGTTTTAATTCTCTATAGTTTTCATAGAGATAATGAGCAAATATAGGTTCACGTGAAATGTGGTCAATAATTGGATTAACAAAAGTACGGTATCCAAGATCAAGCAAACGCTGATATGGCTTATCCCAAGCAGGCTTATGTTGCTTACCTAGTACAGCATAAGGCAGATCTGTTGTAGGGATTTCCTTAAGATCTGACTCATAAGTACGCTCACCATTGCGAATATTGTTAATAAAGTTTTCGTGGATCTTTCCACTAGCTCCTTCAACCATTCCGCGGAATGATGAAACTACTTCATTAGCAAACGAAGCTGGGTCGCCTTTAGACATACCTACCATTGTTGGACGAATATCAGCATACTGGTTTACATCTTCAATACGTCGCTGGAATGAGTTATAAACTCTGCCCCATTTTTCGTCATTACTTAATTGATTCCAACCAGGCTGTTTTGAAAACATTTGCCAGTCTTTAGCAATATCTCTAGCCATTGCTTCATTGCGAGACTTGGAAAGATTAAGCGCTAAATATTTATGGTAATTAGGGTTTGTTCCTGTAAGGCTAGCAAGTTCTTCTGTAGGCTTTGTGGTATGGCCTTGAAGTTGGGCAAGAATGTCTACACGCTCAGAAGCGTTTGTAGCAAAACTTGATCCATGATCTGATGCAATACCCGCAGGGATACCTACGCCACCCATAAGTTGCTGATATTTGGTAATTACATCTAGTTTATCTTTAGCAAGGTATGGAGCAATTTTGCTTGTTACAAACCCAACAGGGGCAATTTTGTTACGCGCATTGCGAATATCTGTAGCAAGTTCATTAACTCGTTCTGTGCCAGAAAGGCTTTTGTATACGTCGGCTTTTTCTTTTATCAACTTAGTTATAGCATTATCTGTAACTTTGTTGCCAGTTAAAAGAGCATTATGATCTTCTTCTGTCAGCGCTTGAGCGGCTGAATCAGCATAGCGTTGTATAGTGTTATTATCTATTTTATGAAGAATATTATATTTAGCAGCACTTTGTGCTACTTGGCTTTGCAAGTAATCGCCTAGCCCAGTACGAATGATTTGATGCAACGCCTCAGATGAAGCTACACGAAGTCCAAAACCTGTGCTAAAAAGTGTAAGTGGAGCAAATATTTTATCTGTGTAATATGTAAAAAAGTCATCTGCCTTTTGGTATAAAAGACCATGAAGGGTAGATTCACGCATTGCTTTGCGTAATTCTTTGAAATCAATAAAAGCATTTCCGCCACGTTGCCAAGACCACAGTGCTACTCCTTGAACAACGCCGTTTTTCATTTGGACATATCCGCGAGGTGCGCCTTTGTGGTCAGGACCATAATTAATATTTTGTAATTCGCCACCATCAGTAGCACGTTGTGCTTGTGACATAACTTTGGTGACAATTGCGTTGTTTGCACTTAGGCCAGCATTTTTAACTGTTTCTTTTACAAGGTTACCGTACATTTCTTGCTTTGTAGCAAGATCTGGCTCAAGCATAATTTTAGCAGTATGCTCAAGTGCAAGGTCATATGGCATAGAGTAAAGAGCCATATTAGCAATTTGTGGTGCTAAGTTTGGATCATGCCAATCAAAGTTTTTAGAGTTTAATTCAAAAGTTTTAGCATTTATAACAAGTGACTTATAACCAGTAAATGTACGGACTTTTCCAGCAAGTGAATTTAGCACTGCTTGGTTTGCACCAGTTAAATCTAATTTGCCTAACTTACCCAAAGCCGCTGGAAGTCCACCTTGAAGTATTTGTTTTTTAATAGATCCATCGGCATTTAATACTGGATTGCCAGACTCATCTAAAACAGTTGTTGTTTTAGGTAGCAAAAGGTTGCGTTCTTCATTGATTGAAGTACCTTGTTGACGTATGGCTTTTAAGCCTTTATCTACAAAAGCACGTGCTACTGTTTGAGTAGGAAGAATAAGTGTATTGCGAGGAACGTGATCTGCGTCTACCAATTCTTTTGAATAAAGGCTTTTAGACATTTCATTAACTACAGCCTCTGGAGTTGCAGCCTTTGCTAAACGTTCAGCTTCATAAATTGTAAATTGACTTGATGGGAACAAGCGCATAATTTCAACAGGATCGGAAATTTCTGCTATTGTATTAACAGCCCTACGTAAAGATCCATTTAATGGGTTAGCATAAGCAAGCGCTACTTGTCCAGCATTAATTGCTTTACCTGACATTGAAATTAAAAATTGATTAATAGAATTAGATTGTGCAGCTATTGGCAAAGTAGCCTTTAACTGAATTGGCATACCCTTGGCATCAGTAATAACTTTTCCAGCATCATCAACAGCAGCACCAACAAACTTACCAGAGCGCAAAGCATTATTAATGCTTCCTGCTTTAGCAAGTGGGTCTAAATTAAAATCAAATACTGCATCTGTTACGCCAGAAAGAGTTTGACCAAAACCATGTTGTGTATCTTTAAGCGCACCAAAACCTGGTACTTGTCCAAGCAAGTTAGAAAAATCACGACCAGCAGAAACCATATAATTTGGATCTGATGCTTTTTGGGCTGCATCTTTGAAATTTGGAATAATTTTTCCAAGTTCGCCTTCGGTTGCCATAGCAAAATCTGCCCCAGCAATTGCACCCAATGGGTTAAAACCACTGCCAACAAAACCTGCGGCTCCGCCGCCAATTACACCAAGTGTTGCAAGAACACCTTGCCATGGTGAATGATCCGTATAAACGGCATGAATAAATTTATAATCTTTTTGAATTTCTTGTAATGGTTTTGCTGCCCATTGCATAATACTAGTTACGCCAGGTACTTTTTCAGCACCATGAATTACTGTGCTTAATACACCTTTAGCATCGCCAAGAATATTAGCCCATACGCTATTTGAAGAATGATCGTTTAAGTGATCTTGAACTGCTTGAGCATAAGGAGCAATTGTTTGTGTTGCAGCGATTCCAGAAACTGTGTCTTGGTTGCCTGAATTGATTGCATCGCCCATAACTGCTGGTGCTTTTTGCGTAACTTCGGCATGAATTTTAACAGCATCATTGGCAAATTGAACATTAGGCCCAGGTGCTGGAGTTTGTGGCTGAGGTGTAATAGGAGTCGCCATAAATTACTGCCCCAATAAGTTAGCGAGTCGCTTTAATTCTGGTGATGCGTCTGGGTGTGCAGCAAGTGCATCAACTGTTTGACGTGCAGTTCCACCACCTGATTGCCCAGGCATAATACCTAATGCTTCAAGCCCAGGACCTGCGCCCATTGGAGAACCTGCTGTTCCTGGTTCATCAGGACGTTGAGTTGGAGCCATTAAACCAACAACTGGTCTTGGGGCTGCCATGGCGGGAGTACCTTGCTGTGCTGCAGATGCTGCCATTGAAACTGGCTTTACATCTGGAGTAGCAGACATAGGCGCTTGTGCTTGTAGGTTTGCTAACTCTTGTCCATCACCATAAAAAGGCATACCTGAGATATATCTTTGTGCTTGCTTTGATGCTACGCTACCTGGTCCATCAGTTCTTGTGCTATTAGCACCTGGGAGAGACGGGGTTGTCGCTGGTTTAGCAGGGGTACCCATATCTATTCTCCTTCTTTTAGTGTTTCAATGGTACGGGCGGCATATTCGTGGAATGACTTTTTGTCATCTACGAAAGTTGCTTGTGTGTCAAACA